AACTCTAACACCATATCTGCTAAGTCAGTGGCTAATATTTTAGATACGTATAATTCTCTGTATACTATTATCTGTTCGTTTGGTGCTACAGCAAACCATAAAACTGCTGAATAACTTCCATAACCATAGTCGCACGCTCTAAACTTTACCCAATTAGATGGAATATGAAAAGGCTCAACAACATGAATGTCACGGTTGAACTCAGTAAAAGCCGCACCTTCTTTAATGTCCCAATCTCCCTCAAGTAACTGCCTTCGTTGTTGCTCTGGGAGTGAAAGGAGCATTGCTTCATAATCTCCTGATTGGGATAAGAATGGGTTGTCTGATAATCTCGCTGGAATAAACCTGCGTTTAAACAAAGCCTTTCCTGCTTTAGAGTGTCCAGCTGGGTATCGTAATATTTCATTTGTTTCAATATTTGTTGCGTCAAACTTTTTTCCATAAGGTGCTGGGTCAATAAACATTTTCTTAACCCACCCATGTCCCCTACCTCCGGGGTTTGTTGTAGCCCTCATAAAGATAGGCAAATCAGGCGCAGTGGAACGTAGACGAGAACGCATGTAATCCCATGCATATGGTGTGGACCATTGTGTCAACTCGTCAAAACCTATCCAGCTAAATGCTAGACCCTGATAACGCAAGACATCTTCATCTCTATCAAGATAAGACATCCACAATCTTGCGCCAGATGGTGCGGTCCACTGCATCTTTCTTTCTGACCACTTTATACCGGGCCATATTTTTGGATATAACTCTTGCGACTTAAATATAAGTTCTCTTAATTCTTCTGTTGTATGTCGCAACAGCAATCCACTGAACTGTGGATGTCCCATATATCGTAATGGGTCTGCAAGCATAGCGTAACTTTTACCGCCACCTGCACTTCCACCATATAAAACTTCTCGTTCACCTGCAGCTAAGAAGTCTGTCTGAGGTCCGGGATTTGGCTTAAACAGCACATTGGCTGTTTCTTCAATCCCTTGCTCCTCCAATGGCACTCTTACTATTGGCTTAACAGCTTGCTGTTTTTGCACCTGTTCTTTGGGCTTCGATTTCTTGCGCTTTGGCGATAGCCTTTTCCGCATAGTCTGCCCATTGGCGTAAGCCTTTAGCTTTGTTTTTACGTTGTCGTTCATTCTCTAGACGCTTTCTCAAACCTACGTGGGAAATATACCTACCACTATTTTTTGTTATCCAATTAGCTACTTCTCTATAAGAGTATTGATTTACATACTTTCTAGCTTTTTCAATTAAATCTAACTCTAATGGTATGGGGTCTAAAATGTTTGAGTCATCTTTATTTATTTCGTATCCGAATGGTATTGTACGTGCAATACGTGGAATCGGTGTCCACTCATTATCTTCTTTTAAGTCTGTTGGTTGTGGTAGTTTCCATCTACCTAAACTTCTATTTGTCATCTTTTTCTATAACTTCTTTTACCCAATCACCGTTATCACCAGTATTCTCACACACTTCACATCTATCATCTTCAATATGACTTCCGCATATCTCACAAGTAGGTTCATAAAGCATCTATATTACGTCCCTCAACAAATTTTATAACATTTTCTTCAGGAACACATAAAACTTTTTCTATTGGTCGTGGGCCATATTGTTCTACTAATGCTTTTATAAAAGGAACAGGATTATCTTTTACATAATTTGTACACTCTAAAGAACTATGAAAATGACCATGTTCTTGAGGTTCTTGAAATATATATACATCTTTTGTGCCATCTGAATGTACACCTAACATTATTGCTACTGCAAACCAACTTTCTGCTATCATTTATTCTTCTTCCGTTTGTTTAGGTGGCATAAGCATAACACCACCAGTTGCTTCTACTTGAACCTTTTCTGTTTTTATTAAACCAGTTCTGTCAAGTAATTCTTTTGCTGCTGACATCTTATCTCGTATACCAAGCTCTGTTGGGTCATGCAATCCACCCACCATAGCCATTGCAGCTTTAGGTGCATTACGTGCCATAAATAGTTGTGTGGCTTCTAGTATCTCTTCTTTCAAACCTTTTACTATGGCTGATGTAGATGTACCTTCAGCATATCCTGCTAACTTCTTGGCTGTTACCATGTCTCCGTTTGCTTCTTCGAACAAAACATCTAGAAACATTTGTTGCTTTGCATTTAATTCTCTAGGCATTTTCTCTTGTTTCCATTTTTGATTGAACTTGAACAGCAGCTTTATTTCCATTTACATATAGACCAAACCAAGCTGCACCTGCGCCAACAACAACAGATACGAAACCTGCTTGAGCATTGTTGGGGTCTGGCAAATTCATAAACCAATTACATGTTTGATAAAACACAACCATGTAGGATAATATTAAAAGTCTTGGTACAATTCTCCACGAATCTAATCTCGCTGCTGTAATCATCATACTACCAATTCAAAATGCGGTCCGTCTAAAAATGGCCGCCTTGAAGCTTTACGTCTTGTATCTATATAGTCCATCATTAACTCTTCTGATGTTCCTGTCCAATCTGTTAATAGTTTGTGCCACGCTGCACCCCACTTTAATTGGCAACCTACTTTTTTAGCTCCCTCTTTCATAGCGTCAGCAATATCATCATATACGTTTAACTCCCAACATACATTTCCGTCAACATAAGCAACAAGGTCCGCTGCATGTGACATGCCATCTGCTTGTGGTAAATGTTTGCTGCGCATAGTTTGTGAGCGTCCAGCTTCATATAGTTTCTTTTGCTCTTCGTAGGAACGTACACCATATGTGCATCCAAAGTCCACCTTGGTCACTTGAATAGCTTCTTTGACAGTTTGTACTAAGTCTTGGTGTACACCATCTAATTTACCTAAACTTCTTTTACTAAGTTTAAACGCCATATTTTTTCCTATCTTTTACTGATTTCATATATTCTTCTTGCAAAGACTTTTTTAACTTTAGTTTATTTCTTTCTTTGATAAACTTTCGTATTGGGTCAACCATCTCATCTTTGATTACCCCTGCCACCTTAGTGCCATTTTTAATCTTGTCTACTACTTTGTGTGGAAAAAATTTAGCTACCATTAGTATCTCCTACATTATTAAAACATACATTGTAAAACAACCTAACAAGAAAATTACAAGATGTGTAATCCATACTTCTCTGTTCACTTCTTCCTCATGTTAAAAAATTTACCTGCAGACCGTGTGGCAAAACTAGCACTCACGATAGCTCCTAATGCTATCTGATACCACTGTGGCATACCTGCAAGTGCAGTAAACCCATCGGCTACTATAGCACGGCCCCACTCGCCGCAGAAACTTAACACAAGTGGAATACTAAAAAGTAAGGTCAACCATTCGTCCTTCCAACTGGACTGCGATGCTCGCATTGCTGCCAAGTCCCAATCAATCTCACCTGTAGCTTCTTTCATACGGATAGTAGCTTCCGCTTTTTGTATGGCTGTCTTGCCTTCTATGTATGATGAAGCTAGACTTGATATTGAACTAAATATTGTACCTATCATTTTTTTCTATAATCTGTATGACCAGTTCTCATTTTTCCATTAGGTGATAAAAGATGTGTAGCTCCACCCACAGCAAATTTCTTTGGCATATCTTTTAATGCTCTCATTCTTTTTCTATACTCTCTAATTTCTTTAGCTTTTTCCCTTGCTTTTGCCTGCTCACTTTTATCCATCTTTTCTATTTCACCGGGTTTTAATAATCGTGCTTCTTCAAACCTTCTGTTATCTTCTTTATCTATTCTTTTTTCTAGCTCTTTAATTTTATTACTTAATGAATCTCTTTTCTTTTTATTCATTTCAAATTTTATTAACTTTACTAAATTACCCGGTCCGTGTATTAGAGTATCTAGAACATCCATAGTGCTTCCTTGAAGCGTATTTGATTTTGGAACATCTCTTCCTTTTAGCTCATCAAAGTAACGTCCTTTTAAATCTAACTTACTTAGTTTATTCAATTCTTTTTTAACTGAATTTAATTTTGCTCTGCTTGTAGGAGTTATGTTTATTCCAAATATATCATAATAATTAACAGCATCATAACGTGTTTTCTTATCATAGTCCTTACCCTTCTTTGGCATATCAAAGTAAGGTTTATCTTTTAAACTTGTAAACTTAGACGCTGTTTGTTTTTTCTCTGCCATTAGCCTACGCCCTTTCTAAACTTGCGAGTTTTCTTTGCAATCTTTTTAGGTTGCTTTACAAACTGCTGGCCTTTCTTTTTGCCTTCTCGTTTTGCTTTTGTTGTTGCTGCGTATTCAGCAGAACTCAACGATTTAATAGCAGCAGCGGGTAAATAGCGTTCTCCTGTTTCTGATGACTTCTTGCCACTCTTAGTTCGCCAATCTTGTTTACCCCAGTTTACTAAACTTTGTTGTCTCTTTTTTAATGTCACGATTTGTATCCACCACCGGCATCTTTATATGCCTTTGCCATCATCTGCGCCTTACGTGCAGACCATTGACCCGGTGCGCCACCTTTACCACCAGCTTTTATTCTGTTAAATATTCTTTTACGCAAACTCGGTTTAGTATACACTTTAGCTTGATTAACTGTGCTACCTTTATTTAACTTTAATGTAGATAAAGTCTTAGCTTGCTTTGCGTGTAATTTGGAAGCTTTCTTCAAACCCTTTGCGACTTTTTTTATCTTCTTCTTGGCTACCTTCGCTTTCACCATCTCTACTCTCCCAATATTCTTTGCCATAATCGTGAAATATCTCTTCACCTTTTGAGATACTCTTTAACGCTATAAACCTTACAAAGTTATTATCGTCATGTATTTCCCATTCAGCATTAGGCTCTGAGCTATGATTATATATCATTGCTAAACCTAATGGAATCAAATATTCATCACTGCCTTCATTTGGGGACTGAAACACATAATCGTGCAATATGCTTTTGTCCCCTATATCACTGTCATCAGTTACAAGATAAGGACATAACTCAATAATATCATCTTGAGCGTAGTCCTTATCTGCAAAAACACCATGACCATGAACTGAAGAGTAAGCTACGTAAACCAACTTACTTTTTCTTTTTAGCCATGCCACCACGCATCATTTTCTTCTTGGCCATCTTCGCCATGCCACCGCCCTTCATCTTCTTCTTCTTAGCCATTTTAGCCATACCTCCGCCCATCATTTTTTTCTTGGACATCTTGGCCATGCCGCCACCCATCATTTTTTTCTTGGCAGCCATTCCTCCACCTCTCATCATTTTCTTCTTCTTCGCCATTTTTGCTTTTCCAGCCATTTCGTAGTCTCCTTCTATCTAGAACTAGGGATTGATAAATTTCATCAGGAAAGTGTTG